CAGAATTAGGGTCTTCATTGTCATAATTAAAATTAGCTTTACCTGATTTTCCATGACGTTTTTGACCTTCTTTCATTTTGGTGTGAAATCCTCCTTCTTGATTTGGTTTTTTTGAATATTTGAACCCTTTAGATTCTCCAAATATTTCATCTGTTTGGTCATCGATGTCGTCCCAACTTCTTCCTTCGTATGCCATATCACCTTCCATGTACATATCGTCAAGTTCATTAAGTTCGTTTTCAAATTCCATCATATAATCTCCTTCACCTAACCCAACGTCTCCCATTTCTGAGTCGTCACCGAATTCCATCATATAATCTCCTTCTCCTAATCCAGCATCTCCCATTTCAGTTTCTAATTCATAGATAACTTCATCTTCCATGTCTTCTTCGTCTCCGAATCCTTCGTAGTCGTCCATGTCTTCTTCGTCTCCGAATCCTTCGTAGTCGTCCATGTATTCTTCGTCTCCGAATCCTTCGTAGTCGTCCATGTATTCTTCATCACCGAATCCTTCATAGTCTTTCATGCCTTCTTCGTCTCCGAATCCTTCATCACCGAAACTCATCATTTCATCGTCTTCTACTTCTAACTCATAAATTGTATCTGGATTCATTTGTTCTTGTTGTTCATTTATTTTTATGAGGTACTCTGTATTATTTTCAGAGTCTTTCAGATTATAAAAGTCTCCCATTTTTTCAATAGATACTTTATCATTAGCATCCATTTTTGAGAAAACTAATGCAACCTCTTCGTCACTAGCACCTCTTAAATCTACTGTTTCTTCGTCTCCAGTTTCATCATCCATAGCCATTTCATCATCCATAGCCATTTCATCATCAACCTCAACGTCGGCTTCGTCATCATCCATAGAATCCATTTCGTCATCCATTGGTTCTTCTACGTCAAAAGTTTCTTCATCTTCAACGTCTTCTACTTCGCCTTCAGGTTCTACAACCTCTTCTTCTTCGTCTTCAACCTCATCTTGTTCTTTTAGAGATTCTTTTACTAATGAATTGATTTCTTGTTTCATTGTTGAAGCAAGTATTCCTTTTGCATTTTCTTTAAGAGCGTCTTCCAAATTTTTCATTTGTATTACCGCCTCTTCCAAAACATTATTTTTGCTCATTAATTAATTTGTTTTCAATATAAATATAATGACAAACAAAAAAGTTTAATTTTTAATGTAAATAAAAAAGGGTGAACAATAGTCCACCCTTACAATTTTTGTTTTTTTTTGTTTATTCTATTACTTCATCGATTTTACTTTCCGTAATTGAAGTGATTCTCCAATCCATCGTGTAATTTTCATAAACCTTAGTAACCTTTGCTTCTACATCTGTTGGGCTATATCCCAAAACTAACTTTTCTTCTTTCATTTTTTTTACTTTCCCTGATTCTGTATCTAACAAATCAGAAGTAATTTTTGCCACAAAATATTTTTCTCCTTGTTCCATAATTTTTTATTTATCCAAATAATCGGATAAACGTCTCATTAAGTCAAGTGATTTGTTTCCCGTAGAACCAACATTTCTATCAACAGACATTTTTCTTTCTTCGTCCAAATTTTCCTCATACTTGAATCTATCGTCCTTGTTCAAGAATAGGTAAGCACCTGGTGTTGATGGGGAAGAAACTAAGTCAAAACAAATCAATTCAAAATCATCTTGTACTTCGTTTTGTTCTCCAACTTTTTTAAGTGAACCAACACCACGAGAAGAAATTCCAAGAGTTACTCCTTGTCTTAAATAGTTTGCAGCTAAATCACCTTTTGTAGAACATATCCCTCTCTCATGAAAACCAGGACTTGTTAATAGTTTTAACTTACCCAACAATACAGGTCCATCCCACCAAACTTCAGTTATAATATGTGAAACCCTATCTAAATCAATAAGAGAAGATTCAGGGTGATTAAGTTCAGAAAGAGAAGTTCCCTTCTCAATCATTTTTTTATAATTTTCCGCTTCACGTTTTAATATTTTTTCAGGATATATTCTACCATTTCTATTTGGAGTATTATATTTTTGTAAAACTGCGTAAAACTCAAAAGGTTTAGAGTGATCTAAAAAATTTTGAGATTCCATTATGTAAGAGTTGTTTTTTGTTTTTGGGTCGATAAATCCAGCATCGTACTCAATTAAAATTCCCTTACCAATCTCATTAGGTCCTAATATTCTCATGTCAAAAGTTTTATTATAAATACTAAACTTTTTCGGTTTTTACTTTAATGGGTTTTGAATTTCCATTTTTGGTAAGATAAAAATTAAAATATTCGTTTCTGTTAAGAACATCAAAGTAAATGTTTTTAATTAAAGATTTAAGAGAGTTCTTTAAAATGATGGACTTGAAGTCAATTTCTTTATCTAAAAAAAGATTTATTTCTAAATTGAGAAAAGATTTTTTTTTGAGTTGTAAACCACTTGTTCTTAAATCTAAATCAACAATAAACTTATCGTCAAATAAATTCTTATCAATGTTGTTAAAAATTGAATGTTTTATATGTCTATTCATATTTAGAACTACTCTTGACCAATTTTCTACCTCTTTTTTTGGTTCTACCCAAGTTTGTAAATTCAGGTATAGTGATTTGAATTCTTTACTGTCAACAGTTCCATAAACTATTTTTGAAGTCCTGAATCCGACAATTTTTGCTGTTTTTCCTTTTTTCATATTTATTTTTCATACAAAAGATGTTTATTTTGAGTAAGTTTACATATTTTTGTGATATGTATCAATATAGTAAAAAATAAATCCTTATATGCTTATAGTAGAAATAAAACGAGGTGATATCGAAAAAGCCCTCAAAGATTTAAAAAGTAAAGTTATTAAAACTAGACAAAATAGTTTACTTAATAATCGAAAAGAGTTCAAAAAAAAATCTGTCGTTAATAGACAGATTTTAAATAAAGCTAAATATCTTCAGAAAAAGTACGGAAAAAATTAAATATTTTCATTCAGGGATTTGAGCTTAACGTAATTAACCCTGTTGAATTTTTCTGATGTTATTTTATTTATTGTTTCATCAATTGTTGTCAAAACGTCTCTATCCGATTCTTGAATTTTCATGTTTTCCAATCTCTTAAGTGTCGTTTCTTTTATTGCTTCGAATTTTATTTCAAGTCTTTTATCATCCTCTTTAATTATAGATTTTAATTCTTTTTTTTCGGACTCAGATAATGACTCAATATAATTGTTAATTGTTTTATTGGCAACTGTTACCAATTTTTTTATTGGAACTATATTTTTAACTCCTTTAATCTCATCATTTTCTTTTGACTTAATACTTTCTAATATAATTTTTTTACTTTTAATTTTATTTTCTAATTGTAATACATCGTTAGAAAATAAATTGTCAATATCTTCATAATTGTTTTTTGATTTAACATCTGAAACCCAAATTTTAAGTTCATCTAAAGTTCTTCTACTTATTTTATTTACAGTATTTTCATAGATATTGATTGATTCATTGATGTATTGATTTGCAACATTTTCAGATAACCCTTTCTTTTTGGATAATTCATCGTATAAAAAATATAATTTACTTATATTTTTATTTTTGGTTACCATTTGATTGAATACAAACAATGCATCATCTAATTGTCCGTTTTCATACGATTCTATTAGATACTCTTCTATTTTAGATTTTAAAAGACCAAATTTCATAATTATTTTTTTTTATAAATATCATCCATTTAACAATTTATCAAGTTCATTTTCTATTGTCCCCAAAGAATTGTTCCCTTTTAATAAATCTATATACTCATCACCAAATAAATCATCACTTTCTAAAAGTAAGTTTAAATTATCTTTTTTGAAACTTTCAGGTAATGGCGGACCTCCTCCTGCTTCTCCTCCTGGTGGAGGTGGTGGTGGTCCTCCTGCTTCTCCTCCTGGTGGAGGTGGTGGTCCTCCTCCTTCTGCAGGTGCGGCACCTGCTGTTTGAGTTCCCCCTGTTTGAGTTTTATAAAGTTTATCGACAGTATCAAAGAAACCTGTATGTGTTATTATTGTTGCGGTATTTGCCAATTCAGCCGCGACAGCTCTCTCTAAACGTATTTGATTTAATTCTAATTTAATTTCTTCATCAGAAAAACCAAATATATGTTTTTTAGCCCACGTTGCTGATGTTGGTTGTAATGAGTTAGGTATTTCTGTTACTAAATCTTTATAAAGTAACACTTTTTCTTTCCAAACCTCCACAGTTAATAAATCTGCTTGTTTTGATGGATTTGTAAGACCTAATGTAAAGTTTTGTAATTCATCCTCAAACCCTAAAAGAAATAAATGAATTATTGCTATTTTATTTAATTCCGCAATAACACTTTTTTGTATTTTATGTATTGTTCTTGCAAATCTAATATCAAGTAATGAAAGATTTTTACCGTCACCAACTGGTTCCTCAAACCCCAAATATGCTTTAGGAATTCTTAATGCGGTTAATAGTTTCTTTTGGATATATTCGATATCGGCAATCTCTGATAAGTTCGCCGCTCCGGCCAATGTTTCAATAGGCATTGTCTGTGCAGCGTCTCTAACAGGAATAAAATAATCTTGGTCAACTGCCATTTGATTAAATCTTAAATCTACGTTACCTGTCTTTGAATCAACAACTTGGTCTCTTTTGAATTTATTTGCGACTCTTTGTACATATGCCTCAACATCTTTATCATCCATGTTACCCACGTACACTTTAAAAACTCTTCTTTCGGGGGCTCTTGATGTTCTATAAATTAACATGGCGTCTTCCGCCAACACTAACTGTTTCCAAATACGACGAGCTTTTTCTAACATTGACGTACCATACGGTAATTTTCTATCATCACCTAATAGTCTAAAATGGGCAATCTCCCAAGTATTAAATTCTGAGTCTTTGTTTTTCCATGTAAATCTAAGATTTTTTTCTTTCATTGATGGAGTGGTATTTGTAGACCTTGTCTCCATACCTCTTTCTAATCTCTCAATTTCTATGTTTGGTAATTGTAAACACCCCACAACTCCTTTTTCTGGGTCTAATTTTAAATAAACAAAATTATCACCATACTTACACATATTTCTAACCCACATTTGTAGGTTTGTGTTTATATCCAAATTATTGTTAAATAAATCTGCTAAAATACTTTTTATTCTTTTTGATTCGGAATATATTTGTAAAATAAATCCATCGTGATTTGGGGTTGTTGATTCCTCAGCATAAATGTCTAACGCTGTTGATATCTCAGGAGTATACTCCATAGATTCATAATCATAAAACGCCGATATTCTATTTGGTTCATAATATACTGCCTGACTATATAAATTGTTTTCAATCTTTTTCCAGTTGTCATTAAGGAATAAAGTTTGTTGTTTTTCTAATTTTTGTTTTTCATACTCAGCTTTATTTTGTGTTCTTAGTATTTCTTTTTTGTCAAACTTATAAGTTGGGTCATCCATACCCAACAATGAATTAGGTCCGAAGGTTTTGGATAACCTTTGCCAAACTGTTAAATCTTTTTTTTCTTCCATATTCTTTTATATCATTTTAAAAATAGATATATTAATAATTATGTATATCTTTTATTAAATCTTTTCACCTTTTACTTCCAAAAAGCCATCCGTATTTTAAATAATCGTCTTTAGTTGCGGTATTAATTTCCCTACCATAGTAATCCCTTTTTATATTAAGATTGGGTAAAACAGGGTCAAAATGAACTTCTTTGGCAACAGCTTCGTTATTTGAGACTGTCCATGACTCCAACATTACTTTTGCCTGTTGTGTTGCCTTTTCTAATCTTGAAAAACAAAACTCACCGACATATATAGCCATAGAAATTGCCATTATTAAATCATCGTGTTGTCCTTTTTGGTGGTCTGGTCTTCCATTGATATAAACAAATGTGTTCATCTCATTATATAACCTAACACTTCTGATTTTAAATTTGTGTCTTACAGATTCCTCAAACGCAGCAATAATTTGAACCCTTTTATTGTTAAAATTTAATCCTGGTATTTTATCTAATATTTTTGTTGTGTTTGTCCATACGTTTGTTGTGTCTACACCATCAACATATAAATTTTTATACCCTAATTCTTGTAATTTTCTTACCGTTGTTATACCCATACCTCCTGTTATATCGACAACAACAAATGCTGAGTACATATTTGCCCATTTGAATGCAATCTCTGCCAAAGAATCTGGTGGTATTTTACCAACGTATTCAAAAACTTGTTCCCTTTCGTCAAAATCAATTATTTGTATGGAACTAAAATCTTCACTATCACCACGAGAAACGTCAATACCCATTATATATTTATGACCTTCGGATGGTTCTTTCCACATCCACAAAGAGTTACCCATTAATTTACCTTCAGGGTCTTTTAAAGTGTGAGTTTTTATGTATTCAAGTTGTTTGTTATCAAAAACATTATCACCTGAACCTAAGAATTCACAATTTAATTCTTGGTTAATTTTTCTTTTATCATATTTTAATTTTTTAACCATTTTTTCATACCAAGATGAACATGGTTTATATCCTTCATCAAAATATTTCATTATTTCAGGATAACTTCTTTGATATGGGTCTATGTCTGCAAAAGATATATGTTTTGATTCGTCTTGTTCATCCTTATTCAAAAGATAGTGAACTAAGTCATCTGTTGGGACTAAAAACAAATCACTCGAATATCTTGGATCTCTCCACCAAAACATTTCGGTTATTTTGAAATTGTTCATTCCTTTTGTTGCTTGGTTATATATTTCGTAATATATCGGGTCATAACCATTTGGTGTTGATACTACTATTACTTTACCCCCTGTAGAAAGGGATGCCATACAAGCAGCCCAAAAGTCACCATCGGCCTCAATAAACGCCGCCTCATCAAAAACAAGAATTGTTGGTGTAAAACCTCTCAACGCATCTTTTGATGTTGCAACCGCCTTTACCTCACTACCATTTGTTAGTTTATAGTGTTTTTGTGAGTTCTTATCCACAGAAAACCCAGTACCAACCCAAGACGGCCATTGGTCAACAAAGGATCTAATTTTATTTGCCATTTCCATAGATGTATCTAATTTATTAGCAATTATTAGAATTTTTTCAGGTTTGTTTTTTTTGGCAAACACCAATCTTTTTGATACCCAAGCGGCGGTTACCGTTGATACTCCCGCCTGTCTGTATTTAAGTGCAATATTTTCTTCGTAATCCTCATAATCTTTTAACAATGAAACTTGGTCAGGAAATAATTGTAAAGG